GTGACGATCGCGGTCCCTGACGCCGGCAGGTTGCCACTCACGGCGGTGAAGGAGATGCGGTTGCCGGCGTAAAAGCGGATGGCCTGGGTTTTCAGTGGATCGTCATCGCCCGGCAACGGCAGCCCGCCTATCGGCGTCACCCACTGGATCCGCATGATGGAACTGTTGGCCGGAATGGAGACGGTGTAGTAGGCGTGGCGCACGTCAGCCTGCGCGAGCGAGGTGATGCACATTGCCTTCGGGATATAGTCATAGATGCCCAGGTTGATCTGGGCCGCCTTCGCGCTTTCCAGGTCGGAAAGGTTGTTGCTGCGGCGCGCAAACCCACGGGCGGCCAGAACGACATCCAGCGTTTTCGGTGACAGGGCAAGATCACGGCTGATTCCTTCCTTCGCGGCATCGTCCCCGGCGAATTTGGTCAGGCCATACACCTCCTCCGAGGCATGGTTGATGCCGGATGTTTGGTCATTCTGCACACCATAGATAAGCGTGCCGGCATCGCGCGCTTCGGCGAGCGTGATCTGCGCGTCGCCGGTGACGGCGTAATCCACGTCACGGATCAGACGGGCGCCATTGATGTAATAGCCGGCATTGCTGGTGCCGATGTCGGCCCAATTCACGACGGTTTGAGCCTCTGCCAGCTCCTGTAGTTCGTCGCGCGTGTCGAACTGGATACTCAGCCCCTCGATGTCCAGGTCGAACCATTCGACATCATGATCGGCATTCGAGCGTTTGCGCAGCACCTGCCAGGTGGTGCCGCCCGGTGCGGAAAGAAAATTGCTCAACACCCAGGCGCGGCTGGCCACCACCACAGCAGGGTTGATCTGCATGCTGATGGCGCTGGTGGACGCCACCACCACCAGCATGCGCACGATCAGATCCTGGGTGGCCCCTTGTTCGACCGTGGCTTTTTCGGTGGCGGGGAAATTAGAAATGGCGATCAGGTCGCCGTCACGGTCTTTCACGCCGGCCTCGCGCACCACAAAGCCACCCACGGTAGGCGGAATGATCGCCTCCGCGATAAACGCGGTTTCGCTGCCGCCCACCGGGTAAACCCGGTTCAGACGCACCTCATGCACCTGGCGCACCAGCGTGCTGCGTTGGTCATCGGGCGTGACCGGCACGCCCTGGCCATCCCCAAAGACCATCGTGTCCAGATTCAGCGGCGAGTTCGTTGCCAGTGCCTGGGCAATTCTGGCGCGGCCCAGGGCGGTGGGAAGACCGTAGTAGATTCTCGGCATGCTCACTCCGGAAAGACCGTTACATTGACTGACATGGCGATGCCCACGGCGACGTTCAGGCTGCCGTAGCTGTCGATGTGCTGTTGATCGAAGGCGCCAATCTCCACCTCGTTGCCGGAGATCACGTCCACGCCGAGGAACAGATCGACTTCCGTGACGCCGACCAGGGTGACGCCGGTCAGGTGGCTGCGGACGTTCTTGGCGTCATTGATCAGTTGTTCCAGTTGGCGGTACAGCGGCAGCTCGACACCGCTGTCGGCGATGCGGACTTCCGCCCGGAACGTGAACGGATCGCGGCGGGGTGATTCTTCAAACCACTCCCGGATGGTGATGTCGTAACCGAGCGAGGCGATAGCGCGCTTCACCGCACCGAGCGTGCCCCGGTATCGATGGATGGCGATGGCGTTCCCGACCACGGCCCGCTTTTGCACTTCGCTCCAGCGGCTGTCCCATTGGTCCACGGCAAAGGCCCAGGCCAGCCACGGCAGTAATTCAACCGGACAGGTTTCCGGATCCCACACGGTTTTGACCGGCACCGGCACGTCGAACGCGCGGCGGGTGACCACCTCGAGGGCGCGCTCCAGGGGCGTGGCGTTCGGCGGCAGCAGGGACAGGTCACTCACCACGGCCCCCGATCACCAGCGTGATGCTGGTGCAATAGGTGGCCTCGTGATCGGCGGCGGTAATGTCCGCGCCGGGTAGATCGATATGCACGTTCTGGACGCCTTCGACATGCAGCGCGGCGTAGATCCCGGACAGGGTCACATCCAGCCCCAGGGCATGCGTGCGATCCGCATACTGCTGGACACGTCGCTGTGCTTCTTCCAGCACCACGTTTTCATCGGGGCCGGGGTAGAGGATCAGGGTGGCCTGCACCGCGTACTCGATAATGCCGGCGCTTTGGACAAGCACTTCGTCGGTCATGGGCCGCGTGTTGTCTTCCGTCACTGCGCCCGCCACGGCGTCGAGCACTTGTTGTGTCGGTGCACCGGATCCGTGCCGGGACAGCACGGCGAGGATGACCTGCCCTGGCAGGACGCTGTATGGCTTGGCATCCAGTACATCGGGGTGTGCACCCAGGGCGTGGAAGATATAACTCTCGATGCTGCCGGCGGTACTGTACCGGGACGGCGCGAGCTGCGCGCGGCGGCGCAGCGCTTCATCGCTTTCATACACGGCGGGGATCGGGGGGATAGCGTTCGGGGCACCCTCGCTGATGGTCAGCCGTGAGATGTTGTAGGGTTCTTTTGCCACGATGTTATCCAGGTCGGCGCCCGTGGCGGTGGCCAGCATGACGGCGCGCGCGCTGGCGTTAATGCGGGCGCGCAGCCGCCTCTCGCGGTAGGCGCACACCTGCAGGATCGTGTAGGCCGGGTCGGCATCGGTCAGATCCTCGAATTGGCCGTCAGGATCCAGACCAGCCAGGTCGGCGATCATGTCGGCGAGGATCTGTTCATAGTCGAGTGTCTCGACCACATCAGGCGTTGGCAGCCGGCTCAGATCCACCACGGAATAACTGCTCATGACTACACCGCTCCTTTCAGGCCCAGCGGCACCTGCAACTGCCCCACAGTGCCGTTCTCGACGGTTTCGATATCCACCACCAGGCCACCTTCGGTGACGATCAGCAGCACTCTCTGGATCTGTACGCTTGGCACCCAGGTCATGATGGCCGTGGCTGTGGCGGCGTAGGCGCGCAGCAGTGTTGCGCCGTGCAGGGGCTGGTCGATCAGTTCCGGCAGCAGGGAACCGTAGGCGCGGCGCATGATGCGGCTGCCGATGGGCGTGGTGAGAACGTCGCGGATGCACTGCTGAAGATAGTCCCGACGCGGCATGGTCTTTCCGGTGTAGGCGTTCATGCCGTTCATACAGGATTCCCCGATGTACCCGGACCAGGTGTTACGCCGCCCACCCGCAGCGTGCTGCCCACCGCGACGCCGTTGTTGGTCATGGTGCCGACGACATCGAGGTTCCCTTCGATGGAGAAATTGCCTTGCAGGGTGGCGCCGCTGCCGGCCGCACCGGGGGCGGCGGACAGCGGGCCGGCGAGTGTCAGCGGGCCGTTGACCTGCACCGCACCGTTGAACGTAATGGTCGCCGCATCGACCTGCACCACGGGGGCGAGCGCCGCCACCCGGCCAGCGGCTTCGGCCTGGATATCCCCCGCTGCCGAGGCGGCGATACTGCCGCCGGCCGTGGCCTCGATATTGCCGGTGGCGCGGACATCGATGTCGCCCTGGACATTGGCCACCAGCCGATGGGTGGCCTTGTTGTAGCGCAGCACCGTGCCGTCCGCGAAGGCGATCTCGCGGATGGCCTGGTCAGTGGTGGACGGCGGGTGCGCATCGGAATACAGCCCCACCAGTACCAGTCCCTGGGCCAGGTCGCCGCTCGGACTGAACACGGTCACCTGTTCACCGACCGAAGGCGGCCACCAGTTTGTGTCGTCGCCGGCGCGGGCCGCAAACCAGGGCAGCCAGGTGGTCAGCAGGTCGCCACTTTCCACGCGGCACCGGCGGCCCTCGACGCTGTGAATGGTGCCCAGGCGGATCATGTTTTCCAGCCGTCGCGCCAACTCGACCAGGTTCACGCATCACCTCCTGCCAGATGACGCAGCAATTCATCGCGCACGAACGCGCTGTCGGCGGCGGCAAAGCCGACAAGGCGCCGGATCGGATAGCGCACGCGCGGGCCACCCGGTGCGATCTGATCTTGCAGGCCGTACTGGTGAACGCGGGCAATGCGGGCAACGCGCCCGAAAAATCCCACTGCCACGGCGTCAGCGAGTGTCCTGACGCGCAGGAACCGGGCGGTGGCGAGCTTCTGGAACATGGCCCGCCGGCGGATCGCGCCGCGTTTGCCACGCAGCCGTTGCTTGCGCGCTTCGAATGGTGAGCCATCGGGATTCCGCTGGGCGCGGATGCGCTGTTGCTGCCGGCGGCGCAGGCCCATGCCGATATCGCGGGCAATGCGGCGGCGCGCGGCGGGATCCAGACGCGCCAGCAGGGCGCCCGCCCAGGCTTCGAATGCCGTCAGATCATCAGAAGCCATGTGTCAGCTCCCATTCTTTCAGGCTGTCCGGCTGCGTTTCGTCGCCCACATACACCGGCTCACCGATGTGTTCAGCGGTGACCGTGCCATCGCCGTTCACTGTGACGACAACGCTTTCCGTCAACGGGATGCGGATCTCAAGATCCACACTGTCGTTGTCGAGAATCTCTGCCTCGTACTGCAACGCCTCAAGATTGGCGCGGTCGGGCTGATTGGTTTCCAGCCACGCCAGTACCGGAACGGTCACGGCATCCAGCGGTCCGGAAAAATCCGTCAGCACCAGCGTGGCGATATAGTCCTGGCGGTGCGTCAGGCTCGACTTGCGCGGCGTGTGCAGCACCGTGCCTTCCTGGACGAACGTCAGCAGCTTGTCCGGGTCGCGTTTGAGATCCGGGCAGGCGTCCAGGATGTGCTGACGCAACGACCGGAGCTTATTCACAGCGCGGATCCTCTGGCGCCTGGCCGCAATACCAGGCGCGCCAGCCACGGGCCTTCACCAGTTGCTGGTGACACGTCTGGTAATTGGCCGTGACGACTTTCAGTGCATCGGCATCGGTCAGCGGCGGAGCGTTTCCAGCGAGGCCGGCACTGGCGCCATCAGCATGTCCGGCGGTGACGACAGTGCCGGGCAGTCCGGCAGCGTTGTCATGGATTTGCACCCACTGCTCAGGCAGAGCACAGCGGCCAGCATCAGGGC